CGCTCGATCACGCGCTTTTTTAATTTGCCGGCGCCGCCCCCCCGACCAAGGTGGTGACCGAATGGGTGATGCGCGCGCCCTCGGCGCCGGCGATGACAACCGTCACCGGATGGGCGCAGGAGCTCGTGCATCAGATCTATGCCGACCTGATGGGCCTGCTGTTCGCCAAGTCAATTTTCCCAAGGCTGTCGGCCAAAGGATTGACGTTGAATTTCGGCCAGGCCGGCAAGATCGTGATGCCGACCCGCTCGCGCACGCCGTCGCTCGCTGGTTCGTTCGTCGGTGAAGGCATGGCCATTCCCGTCAGGCAGGGCGCATTCACGTCGCAAACTTTCGTGCCGAAAAAACTCGCAGTCATCTCGGTGTTCACCCGCGAGATGTCAGAGCATTCGATCCCGGCAATCGAGGGCGTGCTGCGTGAGGCAATCCAGCAGGACACCGCGATCGCGATCGATAGCGTGTTGATCGACGCCAACCCGGCGACCACCATTCGCCCCGCCGGCATCCTCAACGGCGTGACCGTCACCACCGCCACCGCTGGCGGCGGCATTGCAGCGATCGTCGGCGATCTCAAGTCGCTGATCGGCGCACTGACGGCCAATCTTTATGGCAACATCAGATCGCCGGCGTGGCTCCTAAACCCTAGCGACATGCTCTCGGCATCGCTGGCGACAGCAGCCAACACCGGAATCTTTCCGTTCATGGAGCAGATCAACCAAGGTCAATTGGGCAATATCCCGATCATCGACTCGGCATCGGTGCCACCGAAAACCGTGGTGCTGATCGATGCCGCCGACTTCGTCACGATGCAAGGCGACGCCGTGCGCATGGAATTGAGCGACACGGCTACCCTACACATGGAGGACACGGCTCCGCTTGACCTCGTGAGTGGTTCGCCGGGCACCGTCGCCTCGCCGCAGCGTTCGCTGTTCCAAACAGACAGCATCGCCTTGAGAATGATCGCGCCGCTCAACTGGGCCATTCGTAGGCCCGGCACGGTGGCATGGACCCAAGCCGTGACCTGGTAAGTTATCAAGTCAGGGGATTGAACCCGAAAAGGAAAACAAAATGGCCGAACAAGAGAAACACCAAGAGAATGTCGGGAAACTCATCAAGGAAAAATCAATCCAGGAGTTTGCCGAACGTACCAAAGGCAAACCGACGCCGACGCAAGATGAGCTCGACCGCACCAACATGGGCGAGCACATCACCGAGCACGAGGCGGACGGTTCCGATCTCGACGAGAATGCAATGTCGGCCGAGGCCCGCGCAAAAAAGCACGCGGAAGCCAAGCCCGGCAGCGGCGCGCCTTATCAAACCCGGCAGGCGCAGCCACGTCCTAAACAACCCGGTGAATAACGCCTGACTGCGGGATGCTGGCAACGGCACCCCGCTTCTTTCCCATCATTAAGGCTAACGCAATGGGCGCACGCGATCTCATCGCTCGCGGGCTGCGAACGCTGGTACGCGCCACCGAGGGCGCGTCTCGGCCGGGGCCGTATTATTTGCCGGTGACCGGCGGCTGGTTGCCCGACGGCGCGCCGATAAACTGGTGGCAGCTCGGATGGAATCCGCAAGGCATGCCCGGCCATGGCGCGATGGTTGAGGCTTGCATCAGCGCCTATTCGCAGACCGTCGCGATGTGCCCTGGCTCGCACTGGCGGATGAATTCCAAAAACGGTCGTGATCGCATCACCAATTCCGCACTCTCGCGGATCCTGCGGCGACCGAATGATTATCAGAGCATCTCCGATTTCATGCTCAACCTGGTGCGCTCGCTGTATTTCGAGGGCAATGCCTATGCGCTTTGTCTACGCAACGATCGGTTTGAGATCGATGAAGTCCATCTGATGGATCCGCGGCAGTCCCGGCCGCAGCTCGCCGTTAGTGGCGACGTGTTCTATACGCTCGCCGGCAACAATGTGATGGCGGCGCGGCTGCAGGGCGAGGCGCTGATCGTGCCGCAGCGCGACGTGCTCCACGTCCGGCTGCATTGCCAAGAGCGCAAGCAGCCGTTTCCGCTGCGCGGTGAGACGCCGTTGATCGCGGCCTATGGCGACATCGAAACCACCGATGCCATCATGCAGCAGCAGATCCAATTCTATCGCAACGAGGCGCGGCCCTCGGCGGTGCTCTCGACCGATCTGCCACTCGACAAGGATCTGGTGCAGGCGTTGACCGATCGCTGGAACGAAAAGAGCAAGGGGTTACACCAGGGCAAGACGCCGATCCTCACGCACGGGCTCAAGGTGCAGCCGTGGGTCACGCCTGGCAAGGATGCGCAGCTCGTCGAGATGATGAAGCTCTCGCAAGAGCACATCGCGCTGGCGTTCCGCATTCCGCTGCAGATCCTCGGCATTGGCGGCACACCCTACAGCTCGACCGAGCTGCTGATGCAGTCGTGGGTCGCCTCGGGCCTCGGCTTTTGTCTCAATCACGTCGAGGAATCTTTCGGCGTCACTTTCGATCTCAGAGGACAGCCGGAGGATTACGTCGAATTCGATACCGCGGCGCTGCTGCGCTCGGCTTTCAAGGATCGGATCGAGGGCCTCGCCCGTGCGGTGCAGGGCGGCGTGTATAGTCCAAATGAGGCCAGAGAAATCGAAGGGCTCGATACTGCCGCGTTCGGCGACGAGCCGCGGTTGCAGGCGCAGGTCGTGCCGTTGTCGATGGCTGGCAAGATTCCAACTGCACCGACCGCCCCAGCAGCGCCGGCGTCGCCAGGTGCCCCGCAAGACGGTGCGAACGAATCCGATCAAGCCGCAAAAACGCAGCGGCGTGTGCGAAGTCTGATCCATGCAGCAGATAGATACGATCGACAGCGAGTGGCCTGACGACCTGCGCGACGCGCTCGGTCAAGTGGTGTCGGATTTGCGCCGGCAATGGCGGCTCGAGCACGAGCTTATGGGCGCGCAGGCGCAGGCGACAATTGAGCAACTGCGCAGCGCAGTGGTCGTGGCCAATGCCACAATCAGCGAATTGCGTGCGGCGGCGACCACGCGCCTGGCCGAACTGCACGACGGCGCGCCCGGTGCGGCGGGCGAGAAAGGTGAGTCCGGTGCCGTAGGCGAGCGCGGCGCGCAAGGCGAGCGAGGTCAAGATGGCGAGCAAGGTCCGCAGGGCGAAAAAGGCGAAAGCGGTATGGTGGGTGAGGCCGGGCCGCAGGGTCCACAAGGCGACCGTGGTCAAACAGGCGAAACCGGAGCGCAAGGCCCTGCCGGGGCGCCCGGTACGGACGGCCGTCCCGGCGCCGACGGACAACCCGGTGCTGCAGGTCCTGCCGGAATTGCTGGTGATACGGGCCCTGCCGGGGCGCCCGGTACGGACGGCCGTCCCGGCGCCGATGGACAACCCGGCGCTGCAGGTCCTCCCGGAATTACTGGTGATCCGGGGCCTGCAGGCGAACACGGGGCCGCCGGTCCGCGTGGTGAGGCGGGGCCGTCTGGCGCCAAAGGTGAAATAGGACCGCAAGGCCCGCCTGGCCTACTGCCGACCGTCAAGACCTACGCGCCCGACGCGGTGCATTACCTCGGCGACGTTGTCAGCCATGACGGCAGCACCTGGCAGGCGCGCCGCGATACCGGCCAGGCGCCGCCGCACCGCGATTGGATTTGCCTCGCCGCTGCCGCCCGTGCGTTGCGCATCCGCGGCACCTACAAGGCCGAGGAGGTCTATGCGGCGCTCGATGTGGTGATGAAAGAAAGCAGCTCGCACGTCGCGCTCAAGGACGATCCCGGCCCGTGTCCCGGGTCCGGCTGGCAGATCCTGGCGGCGGCTGGTCGGCGCGGTGTGGCGGGCGATCCCGGCGCGGCTGGCGAGCGTGGCCCCAAGGGCGACCTCGGCGCCAAGGGTGAGACCGGCCCGCGGCTGGTGAGCTGGCGCATCGATCGCAAGAGCTATCGCGCCATCGCGCGGATGTCGGACGGCAGCGAGGTGCCGCTCGAATTGCACGAGCTGTTCGAGCAGTTCCACAGCGAGACGAAATGAACAAGCTCGCCATTTTACAAAGTGCGCGTATTGCAGAGCTCCGCGACAGGGCCTCCTCGGTCGCAGCGCTTTGCAGAGCGCCGGCGGTCGTTGAGCTCGCCCGCTCCCGGCGCGGCAGTGACGACCGTCGGCGACTCCTAATGCTGCTGGCGCGTGAGCGCCGCCGTAATACCAGTCTCGCCAAGCTCCTCGAGGAATAAAATGGTCGACATCATCACCAAGGTGCTCGTCCCGGCCACCGAGTTTGCTCTGCTGACGCTCGACGAGGCCAAGCTAATGATCGTCAACATCCCCGGCGGCATCCCGCCGACCGATCCGCAATTGCAGCAGCTCATCGATCAGTATTCGGCTTATGTCGCGACGCTATGCAATCGCACTTTTGCCTATCAGACGGTGCGCGAAACCTGGCGCGATTTCGAGCCGCCCTACAACACCGCATCGTATCGGCTATTTCTGTCGCAATGGCCGGTAAAGGAGGCCGAGGTCACCGCCGTCGAGGTTCCGCGCGGCACCGTGCTCGACCCGTCGGCTTACGAGATCGAGGAAAAACCCGGCAAGGTCGAGATGT